AATCCCTCCGGTTAAGGATTAAATTTTTAACAGAGCTAAATTTAATTATTCAGTTCTGGATTTTGTCGCCCTGCGTATCCGCGCTTTCGCGTTACGCTCAATCTGAATTAGCTTTTCTATATTTTTTCGCCTTTCCCGCTCCTCCTGACGCAAGAGCCTTACATCATCTGCCAGTCTGGTTTCTCTTTTCGCCACAGAGAGCATCCAGTCAAATGGCTCCACAACTGCACCGCAGATTTTACAGCGGACCTGACGCTCTTTTTCGTCAACCCGGACAGAGGCGTGATGACAATATGGTCTTTCCGATGGCTCATAAAGAAAATTAACCTGATTACGAGGGTCATCCTCTTTTACCGGAAATAAAACGATATTGCTTAACTCATCCTCTGGTTTTATTTCCATGCTCCTCTCCTTTGATGCGAATGCCAGCGGTAATTGAAGCCTGATAGCTAATTTCACTCACAGTACCGCCTCCTGAAAATTTAATGAACAATTCAATACGTTCTTTGGTAATAGTGGTCATGTGTTACTCCTTAACCCGCAGTGCTTTCAACTGATGAGGGGAACAAAATCTTTTCATCAAACCCTGCATTCATATCATGAACAGCAACACACCAATCCATCGACGAACGATTATCAAGAGCCTCCATGATTTCATCCATGCGGCGTAGGTCATACAGGTAAATGCTTTTATCGCCAATGGTGTAAAAGCCAATTTTTTTCGGTGATGGACAGCGTTCAAGAACTTCCTGTAATTCGTTCAACCATGCCCGTTCTTTTTTTGTCAAAGTTGCCATATCAGTTTTCCTTATACGGATTAATTTTATTGTGCAGTGTGTTGAATGACGCCCATACCACGTCGTTATACAATTCAGTAACTGGCTCAATTATTTTCCCGATTGCCCAGACAAAAATTAGAGGGGATATCGGTATCATCAATACGATAAACAGAATGAGAAACAAAAATTCTGTCGCCCTACTTTTTTGCGGATATTCTTTTCTGAATAATGTAGTCATTTCTTACCGCCCTTTCGGGCGGCCTCCCGACATTAATCGTTGTGGTAACTCATGGCTTCATTTGCAGCATCAACCGGATCAACCTCCCACCAGCAATAATTTGGTGCGTTTCCTTCAGGTGTCCACGGTTCCAATTCATTTTTTGCCACATTCTCGTCGCCAGTAATTTTAAAAATCTGCTCAGAGAATTTTTTCACCCACTCGTTATATTTTTCAGTGTTAATAATTTTCTGTGTATTTGACATAGATATACCTCCAGTTAAGGATTAAATTTTATTTACAGTGCTGAACTTAATTATTCAGATTTGGATTATGCTTTCTCTTCACGAAGTTCCGATTGTTAATTTGGCTCACAACAGCACCTTCTGAAAATTACCCTGATAGAAAGCCAGTACACGCTGCATAGCTTCGCTCTTCCGGCACTCGCTACAGATTATGTTTTGACGCCTGTCGTAGCGGCGTATTTCTCCGTCTGGTAATGGCCAGATAAGGTCAGGATCAACCACAGATGGTTTCTTCAGATTTGCCCTTGAGAGTTTTTTGCGGGCGTTTTGCCAGTCCTTACGCGCCTGTTCAGACGGGAATAACCCGTAACCAGAGTTGTATACATCGCCACTGGCAACCAGCTCTCTGGCGAGAACACTCATCAGATATCTTGTCGCACCTGTCTTGGCTTCCAGTTGCCGTAACGTCTCGCGCCCACTCCGGCGTACTAGCTCAACAACCTGCCCTTTAATTTTTTCCCGCTCTTCTTGTGTAAATACTTTTGCCATAAGCGCCTCCGGCAATCACTTTTCCGATACAACACGGCGGGAAGAATCAGTAATCTGTCGAACAATATCCCGGTGCTTGTTCAGCTCCCGCAGCGCGGCGCAGACTCGCTCCCACTTCTGAACATCACTTTTCGCCCTGCGCAGCGCCAGGTTTGCCCTGCGCAGGGACGGAAAAATCAGCTCATCTGCTTGCGTTTCGGTAAACGATGGCAACGACTGCACAATGTCCGCCACAGTTTCTGTTTTAATTTCTTCCTGTGTTGCGGCTTCCCGGCCTGGTAACGCAGCACCTGCTGGCTGAGGAAAGGCCTTACCATCACTTTCCGTTACCAGCGCGGCTTTCGGCTCTGCTGGTAAATTATCGCCCGGCATGCAGTAACGAAATTTACCGTTCTGATTAACGCGTGCCAGCCGCCCCGTTGCGGTTACCACCGCCAGCGTGGAAGCAACCTTGCGAGTACTGACACCGAACTTACCCGCCAGTTCCTCACACGTTTTAGCCCCATCCTGACCGATAAACTCAATCATCATGTCTGCGGTAACTTTTTGTTCGACCTCCCCGGTCAGCATATCCTGTGCTTCAGATTTTACTGGCCGCTCTTCGGTTACCCGGGATTCACCTTCGCCAGCCAGAAACCAGGTGTGACCAGTTTTATCAACGACGCCATTTCTTTTGAGTTCCCACAGCTCGTTGACAGCCTCTTCACGACTGATTCCAAGGCGAGCTGCCACCACATGTGAAGAGGCTTTTTTCAGTGCTTTCAGTGCGTCAGATACGGTTTCCATTAAAATTTCCTCCGGACAAAATTACTTCACAACCCTCATATTGCTGACATTTGGACGCCAGCTATCCCAGTTAAACGTCACCCATCGACCACCGTTCATGGTCATGCGGTCCATAATCCTCTCACCAAGAAGCGTACTCATTGCGGCATGATTCAGGTTTGTTAACATCCCGACACTGCACAGTGATGCTGTCCGGCGATCAATTATCTGGTGCAATACCACCTGCTCGTTTTTCGTCTCCCGCTGAACGCCTATTTCATCCAGGACCAGCAAATCAACCCCGCAAAGCTCCTGTAAAAATTTTTCCCCGGATTTGCCGTTGTCGTAGCTGTCATGCAACACGCTCATGACGTCAGACACGGTGACGATAATCACGCTGCGCCCCTTCACCATCAGCCGGTTGCCCATCGCCGCTGCAAGGTGATTTTTCCCGGTGCCGGTTTTACCGCTGAACACAAAATTCGTGCACCCGGTCATCAGTTCGTCAGCTATGGATTTGGACTGGCTCAGCGCGTATTTTTGCCCGTCGTTCTGCACCTGATAATTTGCAAACGAGCATTTGCTGTGCAGAGGCTGGATGCCCGAACGATTCAGGATTTTTTCCACCCGCAACTGGCGATTCTGGCGGTTAATCTCCTCGCTGCGTTTTCGTCCTTCAGCAAGTTGCCATTCCCGCCACTCCTCCACCGTCCGGTACGGTGGAACCGACCCCTGTGGTGCAAGTCTGCGAATACGTTCAAGAACCCCAACTGCCGCAATGTTTTTCATGACACGTCACCCCCTGAATCCCGGCGGTATTTCAGTGTCCGGTTCAGAAATGTGATTCACGCAACGCTGCGCAGGCGAACGCCCCAGGCGGATAACCAGTTCATCCCATTTTTCCCGGAGTTTTGCCGGACTCATGATGTTTTTTACCCAGAACGAATCCCGCTGGAGACGCCCAAACATTTCACAAATTTGTCTGTGAGTTCTGCCATCCAGCATCCGCATTGTGCGAACGTCATTAGCCCATGCTGTCCAGTTGGGTTCTTTCGGTCTAGTGATCTCGCCATCATCGCTGGCCGCCTGCTCGTAAAGACTCACGATTCGTCCCCAGATCCACTGTGCGCACACCAAATCTTCCTGACTTCCCCACTGGCGTTTTTTCGCACTGAACACAACCGCGTCAGGGTGTCGGGTTAAAAAATCCTGTTCAGCCGTCTGCGGGTCCGGTTGCGAAGCGTCCGGACAAGAAGATCTTTTATCTGACGGATCAGGTTTTAATACTGACGGATCGGGGTCAATCATCGCCCCCCTAATCGGCAGTTTTTTATCAACAGTTGATCCATCAAAATTTGACGGGTCAACCGTTGAGGGGTCAATATTTGACGGGTCAACTGTTAACGGGTCATTTTTTGCCGGGCTAATTTTTCTTTTCGGTTTATATGACTCACGCGCCGCCGCCGCAGCTGCTTCGAGTTTTTCCACATTAAGCCGATAGATATTGCTTACATTACGCCCACCGACCTTACGCTCTTCCTTCGTCAGCCAGCCCTCTTTCGCCAGTTCTGCAATAGCCGATTTCACTGTGGATTCACTTCTTGCACCG